AATGCTTGTACAATTTATGCTCAAACAGGTAGTACTTTAACTGGTCAAGTAGAGTTTTCTACATCTCAAGGTTGGATTACAACTAGAACAAATAGTCCTTTAAAATTTGGTATAAATAACAATGTTAGAATGATGATTGGTGCAGATGCACAAGTATTAGCATCAGATGGTTCTGCTTCATCTCCTAGTTATGCGTTTATATCAGATTCAGATACAGGTATGTACTGGGGTGGAGCAAATACTTTAGATTTCGTTACTGGTGGTTCGCAAGCGTTGAACCTAGATGCTAGTCAGAATGCTACATTATTAGGAAATTTGACTATAAGCAATACAGGTTCTAGCTCATCTATAGATATTGATGGCAATCAAGGGTCAGGTGATGATGGTAGAATATATATAAAAGGTCACACTTCTAGTAATTCTAGAGCTTTTATTTATTTTAACAACGGTCAAACAAGTGGTGGTCAAAATTGGTATTTAGGTGCATTAAGAGGAAGTCAAAATTTTACACTTTCGACAGTTGACGATTACAACAGTGGTACTAATGTTTTTGCTGTAGATAGTGGTCGTAGAATTGGAATTAACACTAACCCATCTTCTTCATATAGAGTAAAAATATCAGGAACTGTATACAGCGACACTACTGCACAATTTGCAAGTACAATGATTGGTGGTGTTACTATAAGTAGCACTAGCTATGCTATGATAGGTTCTAATTCATCAAGCAGAGGTATAGCTATATGTAGAGATGGTTCAGCTAGTTTTCCTGATTTTAGAATAAATGGAGATGGCACTTGTCGAATAAACAATGAACTGACTGTAGGCTCAGGCATTATAAATGGTGGAAATTTATACTCTAGTGCATCTTCAGGCTCGCATTATTGTGGATTAAGTAATCATCGTTGGCATACTGTATATGGTGTTAACTCAAATTTTTCTTCAGACCAAACATTAAAGAAGAATATTAAAACCTCTGACTTAGGTATTGATTTTATTAACTCATTAAACCCTGTAAAGTTTAATTGGAAAAAATCATTTCAAGATGATAGTAAAAATCATTATGGATTTTTAGCTCAAGAAATAGTAAAGACAGCTTTAGCAGATAGTGTTAGTGGGGATGAAGGCGAAATGGGAATGAATTACAGTGAGCTTATTGCACCTATTGTTAAGGCTATACAAGAATTATCAGATAAAATAACTGTTTTGGAGGGTAACTAATGAAAGACTGTGATTGCTGTAACTGTGAATGTTGCTAAGGTTATTAGAAGAATTAATAAGTTTTATTTTGGTATGCTTACTGGTATTTGTCTTGTTGTCATGGTCACTGCTTGTGCTGATGAATACTATTTTGGAAAAGACGTACATGAGCTTGAAGCAGAGATTTATGAAGATTTATATCAGTTGCAAAAACGCACTGACTCATTAAGATTTTTTTTAGAACCCCTAATTAACGAAAGGAAACCTCTAGATGACTCTACAAGAACGATTAGAGAGCTTGACTAATCAGTACAAGGAAGTATCAGAGCAAGCCATGAATGCCAATACAATGAAGGTAAAGCTTGAAGGAGCTATTGAGATTACGCAGGCAATGATACAAGAAGAAGAACAAGCTAAAGAAACTAAGAAGAAAAAATAATGTCTCGCTCTACTCTCGACATTCCGCCAGTTCCTAAAAATTTAACAGAGTATCGATCTCGAATATGGACTGAGGTTCATATGTTAAGATCTGATTTTCATACAGTTGAAATACTAGAAGCTGAAGTTGGAGAGCTAAGAGAAGAGGTTCAGTCAGCAAAAACATGGGCTAAGTCATTTGGGGTTTTCCTTAGCCTGTGTCTTGCTGTATTAGAAACTATTAGGAGACTCTTTCCCTAGTTTAAACGTGTATAAAATAAGAGATTAATCAATGTCATACGATATGAAAAAGAAAGGCTATTCATTACACCTTCCTGAGGACAAAAAGAAAATGAGGAAGATGATGTCTGAACAGCTTAAAAAGTATAAAAAGAAAAAGAAAAAGTAATAAATGCTAGAAGCTTATCTTCAGGCAGGTGCTGTTGGACTTGTCTGTGTGCTTTTTGGATACATGATTTTAAACCTCATGCAGTCTCAAAAATCACAGAATGAAGATTTAGATGAGATACGACAAGCCAATGCTAAGCTAGAAACTAAGATGAGCAACGTTGAAGGAATCGTACTTAAAATGCTAGACCGTTGGAATAAGTCTGACGAAACTAGCCAGCGCCATAGAGAAGCGATCGTATCGGAGCTTAACGACGTGACTGATGATCTATCATACATTAAAGGAAGGATGAACGGTAAAGGATAATGGATTATATTATAGAAAATTGGGCTACCATACTATCTGCAATCACAAGCATAGTAGGTGGTTTCAGTATTATAGCGACAATGACTCCAAATGAAGCTGATAATATGCTAGTTGATAAATTGATGAAGGCAATTAATTTTCTTGGAGCAAACTTAGGAAAGGCAAAAAATGCTTAAAAGATTAATAGGTAGAATGGTTAAAAAGCATGGCATGAAGGGTTTGCTTTTTATGATTGGAGACTGGGCAGTCAAACAATCTAAAGGCAAAGACGATGATAGAATATGGCATGACGAAGTAAAACCTTTTATTGAAGAACACTTTGATGGCTAAGTTAGGCACTACATCATTAGCGCGTTTAAACGGTGTAGACCCACGATTAGTCGCCTTATGTCACGCAGTGGTCAAAGACTATGACATTACTGTAATTGAAGGATTAAGATCGCAGGAACGACAAAAGGAATTGTTTGACAAAGGCAGAACTAAAACAATGAACAGCAAACACTTGACTGGTAGGGCAGTAGATATTGCACCGTATCCAGTTGATTGGGAGAACTTAGCTAGGTTTGATTATTTAGCAGGGGCAATGTTCAGTTATGCCAGCATGATGGGAATTAAGCTAAGGTGGGGTGGAGATTGGGATGGCAATAAAGAGTTTGGGATCAAAGGTGAAACAAAAGGAACAGAAACCTTTAAAGACCTTGTACATTTTGAAATTTTAAACTAAATTTTTGTACTTACTATTGACATAATATTGTATTTTACTATCTCACTTGTTAGAAAAATCTTTTATTTATGTCTCTATGTGTTTTAGCCCTCTGAGAAATCAGGGGGCTTTGTGTTACTAAAAGTGCATAAACATTATGAACCATATCTGCCACAGGATATAACCAACGGTTGTTCTCATTGGTGCCCTTAAATTTAATTTGTGTTTATGCGTTCTCAAAGGTTTGTATGTTATGTTAACAGATTGTTTATTAATAAACATAATTAATCACGCTCTTGCTAACTCCTTATTAATTACATTCTCAACTTGAGACATATCTATATGCGCATACCTTGCAACCTCAGTTTCAGTAGCGGTTATCTCGCCTACGCTCTTACGATCAAAGCCACCCTTAACTAACAAGGTAAACAATGTATGTCTAATAGAATGCAAGTCTACTCTTGGCGCGTTCTCTTTTTGATAGTCAGGGAATTCTCGTAAAACAATCTCTCTGAATCTTTTTACGCTAGTTTCTTGCATACCTTTTGATGGCATACAATTGTATATCTTATTGCCTAATTCTTTAAGCGCGTCAGTATAAGGTATTTTACGATAGGTCTTGCTTTTTTCCTGATACAAACCTGTCTTGACATGAGAGGGCTCTAAATTGCCAGCTTGATTAGTTCTTAATCCAGTGTGTAGCATAACTGTCCACAGTGTAGCATCTTTCTCAGTAGGGGCAAGGTCGATCGCTCGTTGTACAACTCCTATAGGTAGGTCTTGTCTTGGTTTTGTGGCTCTTGTAGAAGGCATGTAGTTCTTAATAGCAAAAGGATTGTCTTCAATCATCTTTGTATTTACTGCCCACTGAAACATTCTTTTAATTTCTGTCAAATGATTGTGCGCAGTTTTTGTTGTATACTTTTTTTCTCCTAGCAAATACTCTCTATACTGACAAGCATTTTCATAAGAAAAACAACTAATATCCAAAGTGCCAAAAATCTGTTTAAACAACTTAAGTTTAGAGGTGTAGTACACTGGTCTTTTTTTGTTCTTTAGTTCTGCACTATAAAACTTGCTGTAGACCTCATCTATTGTATACTCTTTTACAATCCTAGTTGCTTCTAGTCTTGATATGAGACCAGCTTTATATCTTTGAAGCCTTAAAACAAATTCATTTTCAAGCTGTGTAGCAATTTTACAATCTTTAGTGCCTAACGATCTGCGCGGTGTTATAGAATCTTTATAATACCAGTATCCATTTTTATGTTTAAACTTCATATGACTCTCCTTTTTAGTATAAAATTTATTACTTGCGTAATATTTGTAAGTGTGATAAGTTCTTTTGAACATATCAAAGGTATTCAACGGTGTTAATGTAATGCGGAAAGACAATAACTCACAAGTGATATTTTATAAGGTCAATGAAGTAGCTAAAATGCTACAGACAACCCCTAAGACGGTACGATCGTATATACATTTAAATAAGCTGGATGCCCATCAATTACCAAATAACGGTGGGTACAGAATACATGAAAGTGATCTTAATCGTTTTATTAGTGGGTTGAAGATTGCCAAATAATTATTTAACCAATTACTTTCCTAACACAACTCGTCAGACAACCCCTTTGGGTCGTGCGTATAAAGACTCAAACGACGAGTCAGAGAATCCTTTCCTTGCTTTATCTGTCACTACTATCCTCGGTCTCGTGCTCAGTAAAGGAGCATTTTTTGAGAAGTGGCTGAAGTCTACTGGAAGGCATGCTGATGTTGTTAGGGATTATAAAGCTCATCTTGGTACAGTTGTTCATGTATTGTGTGAAGACTTGCTTAACCTCAGTGAGGTATCTCTCTCCACCATATCTGAGCGTATTCAACGATTCGTAACTGAGCAAGACTTGAACGAGGGCGGTGGCTATGACGCTGTCCAGTATACTGTTCAACTGTATCTTGAGAGCTTTATGGCTTTTTATGATGAAAATGAATTAGAACTATTTGAAGCAGAGCTACAAATGTTTAGCCCTGATGTGCCTTATGCAGGTACGGCAGATATAATAGGTCGTTTAAACGGAAAAACTGCAATCATTGATATTAAGACTGGTATGGAGTCATCACAGCATGATTTACAATTGGTTGCTTACGGTGCATTGCACAATTATTTATTTCCTAAAAATAAGATACAAGAATTATACGTCCTTTACATAAAGAGCGGTTATAAAAGAAAGCCAACTTACAAACTATCTAAGGTTAGTTGGGATAGGTTGGCAGACTGGAAAAGAATATTAAGGTACAGCTTAAGTCAGTATGGCAAGAAGGGAAAGTGGATTTTCCCTAAAAGATTTGAGCCTAGAGAAAATTTTACACTGAAAGGAGCTAAATAATGGCTTATGAAATAAAAGAAAAGGGTGGGTCAATGTTTCCTAATGACAAAAAAGGGAACGACAAAGCGCCTGACATGACTGGTAATGTCAAGATTGATGGTAAGATATGGAATGTGGCTGGATGGAAAACCAAGTCTAAGCAGGGAAAGGCTTACATGAGTTTAAAAGTAAGTGAGCCCCAAGATAGTAACGGCAGTCAAGCACAAACAAGCGACGACGATTTACCGTTTTGACCTACACTAAATTATGCGAGATGGCTGAATCGATGGATACTGAAAACCAAATTGCTTTATTTAAACAATATCGTGATAAGGACTGTACTGCCTGTCGTGAAGGTCACTCGTATGATTTTGAAACTGGATACATTGAACCATGTTGGTGCCTACAAGTGGACTATGAAGAAGACTTGGGGTCAGGACATAACTAAAATAGTATTGATATATTGAAGTTTAATTTCACACTTAACTTAAATCAAACAGTTTTGATCCCATTAGAAACTAGGTGTGTACCTATCTCCTTGATTTGGTTATATCTATATGGAGTTGCAACACCTATAACAGGGGGCAGGCATGCATGTAAACGCCCTCCTAGCCCCCTTTAAATTTTATGAAAGTTAAATTAAAATTCTCAGAGTGTTTAAACGGTACAATGGTTGGAGCTCTCCGATACTACGAATCTTTATTTAAGGGTCGTACGACATCTTTCCCACGCTCATATATTGAGCAAGGACTATTGCATCATCAGCAGGGAGCTTTAGCAGAGCTTGCTTATTCTAAATTAAGTGATAGGTACTGGTCACAGCACGTCAATCGATTCCATGATGATGACCTCAGGGGAGTAGAGGTACGCTACAGCAACCGCAAAGATACAAAGGTACGCCCTGATGATAATAACATATGGATAGTATCGATGGGAGGGGAGCTACCAGTATACGAATACAAGGGGTGCATATACAGTGAGGATGCTAAGCGCCCTGAATGGGAAAAAGATTTTGGGAACTGGGGCAAGCCAGCTTTCTTTGTGCCGAATGAACACTTGACTACCGACCTTCCACCTACCTACACAGAAGAGCCATTGCCATGATACCTGAAGTCTTCAAAGGGGTATGGATACCTAAAGCAGTATTTGTTTTGGATGACCTAACCTTACATCAGAAGATCGTCTTAAGCATGATACTTAGTTTAACCAGCGACAAGCCTTGTTTCGCTACTAATCATTACATAGGAGAGATACTTGGTATACATCCTAATCGTGTTAGTGTCCATTTAAATAACCTTAAAAAACTTAAGTATCTAAGAATAGATATAAATCGTGATGACGATACCAAGCAAATCTTGAAACGATTAATTACCCCTACCCCCTATTTGCGTAATCGGTTAGAGGGTCTCAACGAAACCGTTAATACCCCTATCAACGAAACCGCTAAAGGAATAACAAAGAGAGATAATAAAGAAGATAATAAACATATACATGTTGACAAGAAACGATTAGAACAATTTGAAAAGTTTTGGAATACCATCCCCCCAATCAGGAGAATCAATAAAGCTTTAACTAAAAAACATTGGCAACAGGCTACACATAAGGAAAGCGTTGATACTATACAAAAAGCTATGGAGCTTTTCGTCGAACGTGTTGAACCTCAATATATAAAGACTAGCTACAACTGGCTAAAGCAGGAATACTGGAATTCAGTTCCTGATGAACAACCGAAAGTGAGAAAAGGTTTTGAGTTTGTCAAGTAATGAAGAGTTACTGACTACGATGTTTGCTGTGCATGGCAAGAGACCAATGGATGCACAGTTCAATGAGTACCTGAAGATATTTGATAAGCTGGGATTTGAAAAGGCGGAAAGACTGTTTAAACATGTTAGGGATGAAGAAGACAGGTTCCCAACTATCAAGCAGTTATGGGGTATCATAAATAGTATGGGTCTGATCGAGAGAAAGCAAGAACAGTTAGAGTCTTATGATGACTGCTATTATTGTGGTGGGGTAGGGTATGTACCTAGAATGTTTAGCCCTAGACGTGACAAGACATTGATTAGTTATGTGACAAGAGTGTACGCCTGTCAGTGTAAAGCTGGTATGAGCCTACCTAAAACATTGCCAAGATATTTTGCTGTATTTGATGCAGTTCAATTTGAACCTATGGATGGTCTGAATTACCCTCAGTTGGTTACTAGGAAACAGATTGAACTTAATAACAAGTTACATGAGGAGAAAAATAATGGCGGAGATAACGAAACAAGAAGTAGAGAGCATACAAAAAAACTGGGAGCTCAAGAACTTAGAGCAACATTTGAGAGAATTACAGGAACGAATATTGCGGATGAAAATAGATAATAAGAACATCGTTGCTATACAAAAACTTCAACAACAAGTTGATAAAACAGTGAGAGAGATTGAAGTCATGCGTGGCTAAGAACTACAAAAGTTTTTACAGTGGCTTTCCACAGAAGATTAAACGTGGATGGACTGACCAAATATTTAGTGAGTACATACGCGATAGGGCAGGGTGGAGGTGCCAAAATAAGAGATGCGGAAAAAGGTTTGATAAAAATAATGGTAAAGAAAAAAGAAAATTACATTGTTGTCATCTAGGATATGGAAGAGCTCATATACAAACTAGATGGAATGAATTTAATTGCCTTGCTCTTTGTAATGGCTGTCATTTACGAGTGGATCAGCACCCATTACGAGCCCTAAAGATACTGCATGAGAATTTTACCTTAGAGCAAGTGCTTTATGTTAGAGACCAGTACAAAGTGGACATAGGCATGAAACAAAAAGAATTTGAATTGATTGAGCGAGAAAGAATTAAGAAACTAATAAAAGAGCTTAATAATGAATGACAAATACAAACTACCTGATGGTGGTCTTGAGGTTATAATGATGGCGTTAGCTATGCTGGAGAAATTCGGACATAAGTTTCCCAATATAATTAAAGGCAAGCATTATCAGATAGCGTCAGTGATATATCAAGACCTGTTAAAGAAAACACAATATGAGCAAAAAGAATACGAATCTTAACACGCTAAATAGCAATCTTAAATACATAAGAGCTAATTATAAGAAACTCATATTGAAAAACTTAATAGCTGGTAAACCTACGAATCGATTAGTGGAAAGATTAAAAGCAGTGGAAATACAAATATGGATGGCAAAAGAATCTCAGGATGGACAGAAAAAGACAGTATCCAATGGGTAATTGAGCAGTTAGAAAAGAGCGTTGTACAGGAGGTTAAGCCTGAAGGGGTATGTAACCTCAACTATGATAAAAGCCTAGCGGATAAACACCTTGTATGGTGCGGTATCTGCGGTATGGTGTATGACAGGGTATACAAAGATATCTATCCTGACTTCCCTAAACTTGGAAAGGAAAGACATGACCACAAAAAATGTAAAAAATAAACCATTGGATGTAACAGAACATATGATGAAAGAGTATCCTGTTTTGATGAACAGTATTAAAAAACATTTCAATGGATGCTTTTCGTTATTTGCTAAGAAACAAATGGATTATGGGTTAGGTAATATTGCTATGAATGGAGATAAAAAATTAGCATTGCTTGGAATCTTAATACGTTTAAACGACAAAGTTCAAAGAGCATTAAACATAGCTTTAAATGATCAAAATCCTAATAACGAGAGCTTAGAAGATACAGGAAGAGACATCACTAATTATGGAGCAATATTTAATACGGTACTAAAGGATGAGTGGAAGAAGTGAGGGTCTACGACGAAAACGAACACGATACTATAAGCACTCAGCCTTTAAAAAGAAAGAGCAAGACATCCTTGATTTTAAGACTGATTACAGTGACCAAGAATCTTGGCACCGTTGCATTGAACGAATTGCGATTGCTCAGTCTAAAATTGGGGTTAAGGATGCGTTACTGTGTGTTGAAAGTGTGGTCAGTAATGTTGAGTATCGTAAGGAAGGTTATGTCTATTGTTCGCCATATCAATTAGAAAGAGCTTTAGAGCTCATGCGAAAAGTCTATCTGCGTAAGAAGAAGTGAGTTTGGTTGGCGCTAAATAAACTTTTAAATAACCTGTGGTTGTACTGTTTAAACAAGGTAAGCGTAGATAAAAAAAGCCCCCCAAGATAATTCTCAGGGGGCTTTTTAGTTTAGACTAAGTTCTCTTTAGCCTTCTCTAGAAGATCTGATTTAGGGGTGGCATTGGCTACCCAATCCTTCAGGATATATCCTATCAATCTCTCTTTCGTTGTGCCTATCTGAACGCTCTTAATAAGTAGCGTATCTTCAGTTGTCTTATTCACGACCGCTCTGATAGTCTTTGCTTTTGCTCTGTTCATTCCTGCACCTCCTTTCCATAGTCTTGGTTTATTAAGTAATAGTCAACACTGTCAATCTTTTTATAAAACCTAACAAACCCACGTTCTAATGCTTTTTCAAGCAATTGGTCTGCGTTTAATTCAAAATTAAATAAAGGTGCTTGTTGCTGGAACAAATCCTCTTTGTTAATTATCCATGGCATTTTTCTAGGCATCATTACACCTCGCTTTCTTTTTGCATATCTGATTTTATTTTGTCTAGTAACTTGCCCATTCTTAAAAGCTCTGACTTTGCAAGCACTGTAGCATCAAAACCAGCACAAGGGTTTTGCAGTATTGTAATGCAGTTTGATGCAGTTCTCTCCCATGTTGGGGTTAGGTCTATGTATTGTTTCTTAGCCATCGTTACACCTCACTTTCTTTAGGTTGCTGTTCTTCACGATATGGGTCATCCTCTATCATACGTTGTTTCCAAGAGCGCAATTCCTTGAGCTCCAGTTCTTGCTCCTGTAGTTTGTTTTCTAAGTCTCTAACTAATTTCTTTAGTAACTCTAAATTAAACTGATTCACGTTACACCTCACTTTCTTTGTTTAAACGCGTTTTGTATAAACGCTCTAATCGATCGACTCTGTCAACAGCATACTTTCTTAATCCTGCGCAAAAGATTAATGTTCTCTTATAATCTAGATTAGCTAGGTAATAGTCTAGGTTGTCTCTGAAGTCCTTGAACTTGCCTGATACATATTCTCTATACTTAGTATTGCTATTATTGAAGTCAGGATAAAAGTATTCGTAAAACGTCCAGCCATCCATCTCGTTGTGCGCATTTAAAAGTGTTCGTATGTTTGCTAAAATATCCTCATCAGATTGAGGTGCTATTTTTTTTGCATATTTTTTATCTATTTCTAACATTTTATTCTCCATGTGTTTTGTGTTACGGCTTTATTACCGTTGAGGATAGGGCTGGAATCGAACCAGCCCAAGCTCCAAGCTATCCTAACCCAATGTCTCGCCATACCCATCCCACTCGACAGTTGGGTATCTGTCTTTTCTGTATGGGTACCGTTCAGAGTCGTAGCAGTCGCTACAGTACAAGCCAGTAAACATACCATAAGCATCTTTTCGAGACCAATGGTGGTATGTTATTGGCGTTACACTGTCACACTGATTGTCACAGCCCTTGCATTGAACTTGTTGTGTTTCATTTAACATATTAGCTCCTAACCTTTTACCTGTCTACTCATTATAACTGCTTGCTCAGCGCAAAAGCTCTGAATGCTCATAGCCAGTTTGTAGAACTCAGGTTTGAGGTTGACTCTATCGTTAGGTGTCTTTTTAACAACTGTTTTAGTCTTGTTAACACAGTGCTTAGGCATGACTGTTTTCATACCGTCCTCTGTGGTGTTTAAACAGATATTATCTAGCACCTCCATAAAGCACCTCTCTAGGCTCTCAATTGATTTAGCACTCAATGATAAGCCTTTGGCATTGATATGCTTTTTTACCTTGCTTTTCTGAATCATAGCGCACCTCTCAAAAAGGCTAGGATAAAGTGTCCGCCAAAATAAAGTATGGCGAACACTATAAACCAGTTAGTGAGCTTGTCGATGTATTTATCCATTTGCGACCTCTTTTCTGAGCTTTTCCTGTTCATGTAGATAAACTCTACGTTCCAAGTGTCTAATTATGATGCCGTTGACTTCAGGGTCATCAGAGAACATTGGCTGGCGACACTCAGGACAAACTGCACTTCCATATTCTACAATGTTTTTTCTACTTGTCCTGACAATGTAGTCATGGTCTACAGCTTGACAGTTAAGCTTAAGCATCCTAGTGGTCTGAACTCTGCGCTTAACAGGCAACCATTTAGTATGAGGAATCTTACCTACCTTTTTAACCATTTTGTCGATCTTCTTGACGAGCTCTTTAGACTCTGTAGTTGCAGTCATTTTACCCTCTAATCCTACAGCTAACGCTAGGGTTTTGAATTTACCTCTGTGACCCTCGGCTGGTGTCAGGTAATGAATTAGCTCATGGATAAGAACACCGACTATCTTTGTGGTGTCAGTCAAGTCAGGAGTAATAAGTATCTGAGTCTTCATTTTCTCCTTGTCAGATATGCTGTAGCCAGCCCAGCATTGACCTATAATATTGCTGGTCTTTTTAGCTCTGTAGAGCTTGCCATTGACAACCTGACCATTGATACGTTTATTAGGTGGAAATGCCATGCTAAACTGTAGGTCTTTAATATTGAATTTCTTCTTAATACCTAGCTTGTTAAGCAATGGTTGTTTAAACAGGTCTTTGTTGACTACCTGAGCCATCTCAAAGAGCCACTCTTCACGAGAATGTATCTTAGGTTTATTCACGCTACACCTCCCTCGATTTTGCACTGTATCTCGTATTGTTTTGTCTCTAGCTTTTCTTTCTTGTGTTCTAGCGAGTCTATTTTGCGTTCTTGCTTGGGAGTTGCGTTAACAATATCATATAAGTCTGTAAGTTCTATCTCTATGTCATCTATAGACTTAGCGACCTTAGCAAACTTATTTTCTAGTTTCTGTATTGTTTTGTTTGACATTATATATGTCCTCTCTGTGTTTTTGTGTGTGCTCACGACGAGCCAACCCTACGCGTAGTAAGCAATTGTGTTGTTTTGATGTTTTTTTGGGCTGTTTCATAAACACATCTTAATCACATTAATCACAATTGTGCAAGTAAATAATGTTTAAACATCTATTTATTTTTAATCTGTCGTCGTGAACAAGATAAACGATTGTATTAGTTTTGAGTTGGTAATGTGACTATTATTGACCCAATTCAGGCACGCATTTTATGTTTCAGAATTCGTTTTGACATATAATAGGTGTCGACAGCACTAAATCAGAGGGTGTCAGGGTTAGTTACCCTCCCTTTATCGACGAGAAAGTAGTCGATTAAGTACAGTTTAAGTCCTTTTCGTGGGCGTGTATTGATTTAATTGTGTTTGGCAGGGTAGGGGAGCCCCCTCCCTTCCGATCGGTACCTTGCGCATGTGCTGGTGGGTAGTTATTAATTGACACAGGGAATATTGTGGCTAGAAAACCAAAATCTAAAAAAGACATGTTAGCTAAGTCTTGGGGCGAATGGATCAGAAGTCATCCACAGACCCCTGCCTTACTACAAAAATTATTTGATACTGCTATGACTGATGGAGACCCAAACCAGTTTAAAGCTATTAATATGCTTGTAGACCGTATTGCTCCACACTTGAAAGCCGTTGAGATGGATGTTAAGGGCGAAATATCTCAAGGTGTCATAGTTTTACCTGAGAAAAAGAAGAAGACCCCTCGTAAGCCTACTCAAGTTGATTTGGTAGCTGAGGAGGTAATTAAAGACATAAGCGCGGAGGCATAAATGAGTTTATATGAAAATATAAATAAACGTAAAAAGGCTGGTACAAGCAGATCAAAAGCTAATACAACTATTGATCCTAAGACCTATGCCAAAATGCAAGCCAAAAAAGGTGGGTTTGCTCCTAAGAAGAAAAAGAAAAAAGCTAAGATGGTCTAATGTCGCAAGCTTGGACAAGAAAAGAAGGCAAGAATCCTGCTGGTGGATTGAATGCTAAGGGAAGAGCAAGTTACACAAAAGGTAACTTGAAGCCCCCTGTCACTGAATCTAATCCTACTGGTAAACGCAAATCTAGAAAAAAATCTTTTTGTGCACGTATGTGTGGCATGAAAAAGAAAAGAACAGGTAGAGCAACTGCTAACGATCCTAATTCAAGAGTAAATAAATCATTACGCATTTGGAAATGTCGCTGTAGTTAATGGCTGAAAAAATAATATGGCAACCCCATAAAGGTGCACAGACTAAAGCTTTACAGCAATCATCTAAAGAGATACTTTTTGGGGGAAGTCGCGGTGGGGGCAAGACCGAAGCTGGTTTAGCTTGGATGATAGAGCCCACCTACCTAATGAATGAAAGATATAGAGGTCTTGTCATTCGTAGAAACTATGATGACCTAAGAGACTGGATCGATAGAGCCAAAATGTTCTATCGTAGTTTAGGGGTAAAAGTTACAGGTAATCCAGCAGAATTCTCTTTTCCTAGTGGCGCTAAGATAAGAACTGGTCATTTAGCTGACAGTGACGCTACTTACAAGTATCTTGGACACGAATATCATAAGATATTGATTGAAGAGCTTACTATAATACCCTCAGAAGAAAACTATTTACGTCTAATATCTACCTGTAGATCAACAGTTAAAGGTTTGGAGCCTCAGGTCTTCTGCACAACAAACCCTGCTGGTGTGGGTCATATGTGGGTTAAGCAACGTTTTGTAGATGTAGCGCGCAATAAAGAATATGTTGACCCAAAAACAGGGCAAACAAGAATATTTATCCCCTCTCAAATATATGACAACCCTACCTTAATGGAGAACGACCCTGACTATGTAAAACATTTAGAGGGCTTACCTGAAGATTTAAAACGTGTTTGGTTAGATGGCGACTGGGATTGCTTTCAGGGACAGTATTTTTCTAGATGGAGACACGAAAAACACGTCATTACACCATTTAAGATACCTCAAGACTGGCATAGGTACAGAATGATTGACTATGGATACAAAGCTAATTTTGTATGCTTATGGGTTGCTGTGGATTATGATGGTACTGCCTATGTATATCGCGAGCACTCAGAAGCTGGACAACCCCTATCTTATCATATACAAAAGATTTTAGAATACAGTGGAGATGAAAAATATGAGAACACTCTTGCTGACCCCTCTATGTGGATCAAGAATCCTCAAAATACTAACACTTGGTCAAATGCTATGCCTACTCATATGTCTATTGCCGACATTATGTTGAAAAACGGTATACCTGTAAACCGCGCTAATAACGACAGAATAAGTGGCTGGAACCTCATACGCGAGTATTTGGAATGGAATGACTCGGATAAACCTGAACCACGTATTAAATTTTTTAAAAATTGCAAAGAAACGATAAAGAACTTACCTATGCTTGTACACTCAGAGCGCAAGCCTGAGGATTTAGATACAACTCAACATGATCACGAAGCGGATGCGCTTAGATATGGAATGATGTATATAGGTAGTCCAAGCAAAGAAAAGATAAAGCCGTTTTTAGAAAGAGAGTTAGAGAAGTTATTAGCACTAGACGACCAATATATGGGGGTAAGGAATTGATTAAGATTATCCTTTTTGATGAAATGGGAGAATATGAGATATCCCTGCCAACCGATGATAGCTCTGATCCTGATTTAGATGACGCATCTATGTTGGAATACGAGAGAGCCATAGCATCTATAGCTACAAGATTTTTAGATATCCAATGCGACCCCAATAACCAGTTAATAGGCACACAATGTTAAAATACAAACCAACACCACAAGACAAAGAAACTATCAAGCGCACAGAAAATATGTTTCAGATTGCTAGAAAAGCACGATCTGAAGTAACCAAGCTTTGGCGAGAAGCCGAAGGTCTGTATCAGGGCAACCACTGGGAAGGCATGAACATGCCCCAGTTTAAAAATCAGATAACAATAGATATGATTGCATCAGCTATTGATACTATGATTCCTATATTGTCATCTAGACCCCCTAAGATCGATATCCTGAGCGTAACTGGCGACGATAAGGGGATGAATGTAGCTGACACATTACAAGCCTTTATGGACGAATTATGGCAGATAAGGGATATGCAAAACCTTATACCTGAATTCCTACTTGATTACTTAGTGTATGGTACTGGTATACTTAAAACACAGTGGAACAATGTAGACGATATGCCTGATTGTGATATTATTGATCCATTTAATTTTTATGTCAACCCTTCCGCAACCAAATTAGAAAATGCAGAGTGGGTGTGTCTAGCATCTGCAATGCCTATATATGAAATAAAAGAACGTTTTGATAACGGTCAGTTTGTCAAGCCAATGAGCGACCTTGAGAAATATTCATCAACTAAGATAGGTGTATCAAACTTTGGAGACGATAAAATCCAAGTAACAGATACAAAAGGACAAGAGACTAATTATTACGAGAGCTATGGTAAAGCTATGGAAGATTTAGAGCCACGCGCCTTAGTAATAGAGTGTTATATGAGAGACCCCTCAAAAGAATATGTAACTACTGACGACGGCAAAGAGAAACAACAAATGAAATACCCTAATGGTATGCGCCAAGTCATTGTCAGTAATGGAGTATTGCTTTATGATGGAAAAACAAAATACCCATTCTTTGACAAAAAGAATCACTGTCCGCACCCTTTTCCTTTTGTTACGATTAAAAATACTGGTTCTCCTCACTCGTTTTGGGGAAAGCCTGAACCAAAGAGATTAAAGTCTATTAACCTTGCTATGGATCGAATCGCAAGTCAGGTCTCAGATAATATAGCCCTAACAGCTTCTCCGAACTGGATTGTAGATGAAACGGCTGGGGTTGAAAATCAAATAACTAATAAACCAGCACAAATTATTAGGAAGAAGGGAGCAGGACAAGTATCTATGCAGTCTCCTCCTTCTATGCCTAGTTATGTATTTAATTTTTATCAACTGCTTGGCGACGTATTCGAGACAGTAAGTGGAGTCAATAAAGCAACTCAAGGCAAAGAAGCCAGTAACGTAACAAGTGGAGTCCAAGCTCAGATATATCGCCAAGCCAGCACTACTAAGATAGATTTTAAATCTCGTACCTTAGATCAAGCAATTTCTGTGCTAGGAACTATGTGGGTTGCTATGTTTAAACACTTAGGCAACCAAGTTAAGAGAGTCAACTTTGTTGGTAACGATGGAGTAACTGAACCTAGAGATTTAATTGGTGTGATGTTTAAAGAGATTGATCTAATGGTCAGGGCAAAAGCTGGCTCAATGTTACCTGAAAATAGAATGTTTGTTGAAAACAAAATATTACAACTTGCCCAACTTGGCATCGTGACAGACCCTGAATATATTGTCGAAAACATGGAAATGCCGTCGAAAGAAAGATTGTTAGCTAAGATAAGAGAAGAGAAAGAACAGCAGGGTCAACCTCCAGCACCTGAGGAGCTTGGTAATAATGAGGATGAAATATTTGAAACATTGAGGAATAATCCTACCCTAATAGACCAAGTGTAACGATTTATCTATTTTAAACGTTGACACGATAAGAATTTCAAGCAGTACAGTTCTTACAAGATTGGAGAAAATACAACTATGAGTGAGAACATAGAAGGTGGCACTTACGGTGAAGTCGTAGAAGCGAGCGTGGCTGACTCCCTATTCGCACCCAATGAGGGGGAGCAACAGTCAACTGCAACCGAAGAACCAAACAGCGAAGCAACGGCTGAAGAGCAAGTAGAGACTCAAGAAAATGAGCAACCTGAAAGCTTAGATCAAACTGTTGCAACAGAAGATGGCGAACCTGAGATCATTGATTTTACAGAAATTGAGATTGATGGAGAAACCTACACAACTGAACAGCTACAAGAGTTTATAAAAGACTCTAGAAATAAAGCTGATTGGCAAAAGAGCAATACTCAAAAAGCTCAAGAAATTGCTAAACAAGAAAAAGCTTTAAAAGCTGAGTTTGAACGCATTAATGGTGTGATGCAAGATGACGAGGTTGTGGAAACCATGAAAGACTTATTGGGCGATGACCATGAGTTTTTTAAGGAGTCTACTGTAAAGTTTTCTGAAAATGTGGATGAACAGAAGCAAGACAACCTTACACCACCTGTGGAAGATCAGGGCGATAGTAGGGTTGATGAATTAGAAGCTCAAGTACGACAGATGCAACTAGAGCGCGAAGTTGCTAACGAAATAAATACTCTCGTACAATCACATCCTGAGCTTGAGAATGATGGCGATGCAATATCAGAGGTGTTAGATATTGCCGTAGACCGCAATATAGCGAGTCTCGAAGATGCCTACCTTCTTGCGCAAGCTAAGGCTACTGAAGAATCTGCTGTAATGAAAGCTGTTAAGAAATTGAAAGAGGCTGAAGACCTTAAGGCAATACCTGAGGTGGATAGTAATAAGAAAGGGGATCACAGCCCAACGGTTGAGAAATCTCCTGACTTTGACCACGCAAGGGATATAGCTCTTAAGGAATATCAGCTATTTAATTAATAAATAACAGGGGGAAGACAAATGTCTTTGAACTACGACAATTTATCTGCCTTAACAAAGAATCAATATATTCCTTTGTTAGTAGATAATATTTTTGAAAGTAATGTTCTAACCCATCGCCTTTTAAGAAAATCTAAAGCATCTGCAAGTGGTATGAAAGTGTTGCAACCAGTCGAGTATGCTAAGAATACAAGCTCAGGCTTTTATTCAGGCTACGACGTAATGAATACAGCGCCTACAGAGACCTTTACCGATGCTGAATTTTCTTGGAGTCAAATGTACTCTACTATTTCAATTTCAGGTCGTGAAGAAGCTTTGAACGACGGTGCTGAAAGAGTAATAGATTTATTAGAAGCGAAGGTTAAGAACGCAGAAAAATCCATGAAAGATAGTTTTGGTACTACTCTTTATGGTTCACAAGATGGTACTGGTAATGATTTTGTTGGTTTACAGCATATAATTGCTGAAGATAGAACCTTAGGTGGCATTAACTCCACAACCTACACATGGTGGGATGGAGGATACGTTAATGCTGTATCAGGTTCTCCAACATATGCAAATATTGTTGATTCAACCAATGCAAATTTCATTCAAGACCTCTTGAGAAAATCAGTCAGTTCACTTACCATTGACGGTCAAAGACCAACAATGATTGTGACTACACCAATCATCTTGGATGCTTATGAGGAATCATTAGTAGCTCAAAAACGTTTTGGTGCGTCTGCTGGCTCAGAAGCTGATGCTGGATTTAGGAATTTAACTTTCCGCGATATTCCAATATTTGCCGATGATCACTGCCCTGCTGGTATGATGTTCTTGTTAAACGAGAATTTCATTCAGTTCAGGCATCACAGAAAGAGAAACTTTACATTCGAGCCATTTCAAAAGCCGATTAATCAAGACGCTCGTGTTGCAAAGATTCTATGGTTAGGAGCATTAACCTGTTCTGCTCCTCGCTATATGGGTAAGATAACAGGTCTACCAAGTTCATATTAATAGGAGTTAATTATGGCAACTGCACAATCAGCATCCGATCTTAAAACCGTTGGAATGCTAACTGAAAAAGACGCTGGTGGTTTCGTATTCACTGCTATTGGTGGAGTAAGATTTTACTCAGGACAAGGAGCACCGAATCACGCAAGTGTAAAAGGTTCGCTATACATGGACACAAGTGGAGCAGAAATGTACATATGTGTTACTGCGGATTCAGCTACAACTGGTGCGTGGAAAAAGATCACTAGAGCATCTTAAAACCGTAATTGTGGGGTGTTTAAACGCACCCCACTTTACATAAATAGGGGAAGAAATGACTGGAACAGAGTTAATCGACATGCTAGGATTGAGGTTAGAAGACCCATCCGAAGCAAACTTTACCAGCGCAACTAAAATTAAAGCATTAAACATTGCTCAACGTACTGTTGTAAACTTAATTGACAATGCGTATCTCACTGAATTACAAGAAATAGATACAGCTACATTTGCTAACACTGTGTATAACGATACTACTGGTAACGGTTTAGACGCAGAAGGTAAAGCAACTTTTGCTAATTTAGGCATTGACCCAATTAGAGGTGGCGTTATTGCTATCAATGTATACGACATTAATAGTAGCAACGAAAGTGTTGACTTAGGTTTTGCTAATATGATAGAGCCACAAGACGCTAAAAGGCTAGAGAATTCTTATTTAGCAGGCTCTGATTCAAATCCTGTAGCGTATATATTTAATGAAGCGATATATGTAAAACCTGTAAAACCGTCAGGTGGTATAGATGTTTGGTATCTAAAAAACCCAACAGCTATAGCGTCAGGCAACACAGAGTGCGAATTAAACGTAGCATTGCATGAGGTTGTATTAGATTTTGCTGAATCTCAGCTATGGAAAATGGACAACAAACCTGATAGAGCAGGCGTTGCGTATACTAACGCAATAAATCAGATAAAAGCTCTAAATGATAGGTATGTTGTTGAAAAGCCTAAAGGAATTGGTACGCAGGGTAGAGCATAATGCTTTGGTCGCAGATCGTAGACCGAGCGTCAATACCATTTGAGCCTAGCGATGAAATAAAGCAAAAGGCTAAAAAGTATGGAGAGGAAGCACAGCAAGACTTTGCTTACCATACCAAGTCTTATGAGCGCACTCGCGGTGTTTACATTGATAGCGGAGATCGAGAAGTCGAACTTCCTGATGATTTTATTGAGATGGCATCCTATGTGGAGTTTCGCAATAGAATACTAAGACCTTATCCTGAGCACAAGCTCTATCCAAAAAGAAATAGCGACGGTAGCTTTAGAACTGGAACACCTGAATACTACGAAATAAAAGGCAATAATCTTTGCCTGTATCCTTCCCCAACGACTGTAGGTGTTCTTTTGTTTGAGTACGTAGCTACTGTTAATAATTTAGAAGACAGCGCTACTGCTTATAAAAAACTAAATTATACTAATCTAAAATCAGGCTATTGGCAAGTTGATAAAGAAGTACAAGGTATGACTTCTAATGCTAAAGGCACTATTGCTGAAGACATTAACAACAACAAAGAAGGTACTTTAGTTCTAACAAATATATCAGGCACCTTTCAGTCTAATGAACAAATAGTACAGCTTGACGAAGAGCAAGCTATGAATCTTATCGAACAATCCTCTTTTGATAACTTGTTAACTAATTGGGATAATTTAGGGCTAGGCGCAAGGGCAACTACAGCAGGTCTAGCTTACAGCTTTGCTAAGGCTGGAGATAAACCAGCTATATTACAAGCCTACCACCCAATGCTTATCGACTACATAAAAGCAATGCTATACGAAGATCAGGGCAGGTATGATATCTCTGATAGACACATGTCTCGTTACATGGCTAACAGAGCATTAGTAAAGGGGCAGTTTGTTAGTCGAGACAACTATGGGGCTCAACAAGTACAAGATGTGTTATGATCATAGAAATACCAATATTTGATGGAGGTCTCGTTACAAATGTTGACGCAGAGGATATTCCATTAAATGCTAGTTCTGATACAGAAAACTTCGACATAGATGTACAAGGTAAAATAAAAAAACGCAAAGGCTTAGAGTCTAAGGCAACTTTAAACGGCACACACCTAACACAGCTATTTTATTGGGTTGATTCAAATTTAACAGGCGGAGCGAATTGGATAGGTTATGAAGATCAAAGCAATGAGATAGTAAAATTCAATAAAGATTTTTCTAACAAAACAGTTTTAAAAACCTTTTCTTCTAATCCTCCTGAAGATATTAAGATTATCCCAATGGCAAACAGTTTACGTTTTGCTAATGGTCACAATCAAGATGTAGGATTTTTACAATTTATTGACAGGGGATTCTTTTTTAGCGCATATACGTTTAATGCCCTTAAATATGACAGTGCTAGCCCAGCATACCCCTCGACATGGGATTTAGCTGTAGAGGGTACAGAATCAGGCGCATTAGCCACAGGAACTTATTATTATAAAGTAACAGCCCTGTTTGACGGCAATCAAGAAGCGCAATTACAAGATCAGTTTATAAAACAAGCTGTTAGTGGTAACGATGATTCTATAAAGTTTTCATTAACAGTTGACACTGATGACTATAATCCAAGAATTACTGGCGCTAATGTATACAGGCATTTTAGCGCTGATGACACTCTTGTGCCTACCTACAGATTAGTAAAGTCTATAAACCTAGCCACAAAATCTAATTCTACAGATAAAGAGTCAGGTAACTCTACTTCTCGTATTGGCAATTTTGTTTATTTCCCTGAGGGTGGTATTAGTCAAGCAGTAGCCAATGCTTTTTCATGGGCTAATGCTGAGTCTAATCCGCAAGTAAGTATAACTATAGGTGGTGTAGAGACTGTGATAAAGACTGATTCATCTACTGATGCTAACTTTTTTACAGATACATTAATATTTTTAGGGCAAAACATCGGTGCTGGGCATACTGGATGGGGCGCATCTCTCTCTTTAAATGCATCAAGACAATCAGGGGGTGGCGAACAAACCAACAATTTTGCTTTAACGCCTAAGGGGTACTATGGTAGAAATGTTGTATATGATACTAGAACAAGCAATAATTGGGATTTTTCTATTGGCGAAAAAAATGGATGGATACAAAAAATTGGGTCTCAATATTTGACAGTTACAAATAGTTTAGCTAGGGCAATACAACTTAATGCTGACAGTACCAGTCTTGGCTCTAATGTTACTATAGGCGAGCTTACTAATGGATATTATTTTGAAGCATTATCAGGAAATCAATTTAAAATTAACATTATAGATAATGGATTGACTAATGACAGGACACACCCATTAACTACTACAAAAAATAAAGTTAATTATGAGCATGGAGCTTTTGTAAACGGCAGATTCTTTGGTGGTAACGTTACTCTTGATCCTGACGATGAAGCTGAAAAGCATGAAGATTTTATTATCTTTAGCTTGATTAACCAGCCTGACATACTACCTGTATCAAACTTTATACAATTGAAGGATGCGCAAGGCGGAATTATAAAAGCTATGCGCAGTTTAAACGACAACTTAATTATATTTATGGAGAGAGGTGTGTTTCAGTTATACGCACCTTCCGCTAACCCACAAAATTACAGCCTTAGAGAAAGCGACATAAACGTAGGATGTATTGCAAGCAATAGTATAGTAGAAGCTGGTCAATATTTATTTTTTGCAGGGTCAGACAATATCTACATGACTGGAGCAAACATGAGTAGTGTACCAGTTTCTACTGCTGTAAAGGATGTGTATACATCTTCATCGAATCTTGATAAGACAATAGGCATATATGACCCTTTAAAAAATAGAATTTTATTTAGATTTGGAAGCGATGGAACTAAGCTATATGCATTAGATTTTTTGAAGATCCAAAATGGGCAAGAGGTTTGGAACAAATTAAGCTTTGCATCGGCAAAATCAGTAGACATCCTATCTATTGATAACGACCTAAAAATATATACAACACACAATGAAAGTTAAGCATGAAAGAAAAATTTAGTATAAGCGGTCAATGGTCTGCTGAAGTTATCAGGGCAGACGGCAGTGTAGAAACGTTTAAACAGCCTAATGCTATTGAAAATGATTTTAAAGAAACTTTAGTTGACGCTATGGTTACGTCACAAAATACTTCTTTCTTGTTCGACAGTAGTGTTTTGCATACTAACGATGGTAGCGGTCAAGGTTCAAATTCTAACACGCTAACAGTTAATGCGACAAACGGTAGCGGTATACAGCTTAATACTGGTGGAAGTGAGTATGTTGGTATGCAGACTACTATTGAAAATGCAAATAACGCACCTGTAGCTATTACTAGCTCAGGAAGTACAATAGGATACAAAGCGCAGTTTAAAGGGGTAGTTAGGGTAGTAGCTAGCTATACTATTACAGCAATTTTTCTAAAACGTAAAAAAACGACAAATACTAATCAATGGGAAACTGATGTAGCTACTGGAACTGGATGGAATTCATTAACGATAAATAATGGTGATCAGCTAACTATAAACTGGGAGATTAGCATACAATGATTGGGACAGTTCAGATAAATCAAATAAGAGATGGCAAGGTTATTAAGGCTGTTAACAAGCGAAACACTATTAGTAATCTAGTTACAGGTTTAAAATTTAAAATAATAAATCATATGATTGGAGGAAGCGGTAGTGCTAGCACCGCAGGATTATACTTAGAGCCTAACTTTACGTTCCCTTCATTTACTTCAGGGGGCAATGACAATACTGCTGTTATAGGACAAGATGGAATATTTGCTGATGCCCCACAGTTAGGAACATATACTGGGCAAGGGGGCGATTCTGAAATAGACGGTACATTGCTGTTTAAATACAATCAATCAAAAACAGAATTCACATCAAAAAAAGCTAGATGGAAAGCTCAGGCTATATGGCAGAACAGTGATTTTGAATCAACGATTAGCTCTTTAGAAGGCACTAGCACTTTTATAACAACGTTTCATTTAGGCAAAGGATTGAAATCGACGCTAGACACTTTTGACATACCGTTCTCAACAGTTGTTTTAACAGGTAGCGACAGGGTACAGCCTGCATTGAATGACATAATAGACGTAACATGGACAATGGAAGTTAGTTAGTGGCATCGATAACGATAACATCTCCTACTGGAACATCTAACTTTGTAAAAGGAACCACCAATACAATAAGTTGGAGTAAAAGTACTTTATCAGGCACTTGGGGGAGCGTTGCAATAGATTTATACAGGGATGGTAGCTATGTAAAAAATATTGTGCAAAACCTTTCAGGCTCAGTACAAAGTTATAGCTGGTCAGTACCATTAAATGATAGCGATATTTTCGAAGACAATGGTTATCAAGTAAGAGTGATTACATCACATGATGACGATGACGGAGGAGATGGCGGAGGGCTTGAATAATTTGTGCCACAAATTGTATCAGCATTTAGCCCTACATTTACCATTAGTGACCCTGATTCGGTCACATTGGATTCCCCAAACAGTGGTTCTTTTGCACATGATCAGTCAATAAGTATATCTTGGACAAAAACAAACTTTACAAATAATATTGATTTATACTGGACAACCTCTACAACGTTTTCCACATCCAATAATATAGTATTTAATTACAACGCCAACTCCTATTCATGGAATATTCCATCATCTATTTCAGGTCAGAGCATTTATATATGGGTAAGAAAAACTGGCGATTCTGCTGTAAAAGACAGAAGTAATAATGCTATATCAATAACTGGAATTACTTTAGCTAGAGCTATTAATGAAACGTTATCAAGCTCTGACTCATTTACATTTAGTACAGGTCAATGGAAAAAGGTATTAAATCTTAGCGATACACTAGCAACCTCTGACACTTTTCCTCATACTACAAGACAATACATAGATTTTAGATCGCTTGCTGACACGCTAAACACATCAGATAGTTTTACACAACAAGAAAGAGTCTTTATAGAATTTGCAAATATTAATGAGACGTTGGCTACTTCTGATAGCTTTACTGCTCCTACAAGAAAATGGATATTAGAGCGAAGCTTAGCAGATACATTAACTGGCTCAGATTCTTTTTCTTTTGCAGAAAGATTGTGGATTAAGGTAAAGGCTTTAGCAGATACCCTTGCGACAAGCGATAGCTTTACTACAGCATCTCGTCAATTTATCAAGTTATTAAATTTAAACGATACTTTAAATACAGCAGAAAGTAATTCACTAGGCAGACTTGTGAACCCTACTGACGTTATGGCTGTTACTGATACCTTTACGCAACTAATATCAAAGCAGGGAAGTGTATACCAGTTAGATGGTAGCAGTAGTAACGAGCAAATTACAGCCTTGTATAGAACTGGCTGGATTATGCCAAACAATCTTGATAAGAATGCAATTATAAGAAGAGTCAATCTAGACTATAGCAGTGATAGTGCAATAACAATTAAAATATTTAAGGATGACGACATAATCACACCATTTGCCACAAAGACACTCAGCGCATCCTCAACACCTGCACATGGAAGTATTAGGTTAGGTACAAGGATTAAGTATTTTCTAATAGCGATTGAGACCACTCAATCTGCAAGTGACAACGTACGTATAGAAAGAATTGAAATAGAGGTAGATGATTAATGGCTAATTCAACAATTTATCACTTAGGCGGTGCTGATGGGGAATCCATTTCTACTAAACGTAGAACTGGTTGGATACCTCTTACTGATATGTCACGCAATACTACTATACGTCGTTTAAACGCACGTTATCTTAGCCCTGAAACAGTAACCGCCAAGATTTATGCCAATGGAGACGATAGCAGTGCTATATGGCAATCTCCAAGTGGTCAAATGAGCGCAAACAATAGCTCAGGAGATAAATACAAAAGCCTAGCAGTAGGCAGAAGAGCTAACAGTATTCTTGTAGAAATATCTACAAGCGCATCTTCAAACACTGCATTGGAAATAAGCAAACTAGAGGTAGAAGTAGATGGCTAAAAAGAAAAACCCCTATATCATAAGCCGTACCGACCTTGACCAAAAACAAGGCGTTATAACTTTTGATAATAAAGAAGTAAATGCTGAAAGTCTTGGCAATGGAGACTTCAGGTTCACAAGTTTAAAACAACATCAAATAGCACCCTCTGATCCAGCCCAAGATGAAGGCAGGTTGTATGTCAGAGATAAGGATGGTGTGATGTATTACATAACCGCAACTAAAGTAGGATAAAATGGCACTAGGAACACTATTAAGTCTAGGTGGTGGTCTTGTCGCGTCAGGCATGCAAGCATTTGGAGGTACTCCAAAAGAAGTAAAAGCCTTTGAACGTTTTCTAAAAAGCAAGGGCATATCTGATGCTGATGCTAGAAAAATGCTTAGCGATCAAGCTGGTATAGCTGGAGATAAGGCACAACTAGCAAAACAAAACGTAATGAGTAATCTTCAATCACAAGGTCTAGGCAACAGTATCATTGGGGCTCAAGCAGGCTTGCAGGCAGATATAGCAAAAAATCAATCTATTGCTGACACTGCAAGGTCTATAGATAATCAACGATTAGCCGAGCAACAGCGCAGACAGCAAATGTTAGCAGAGATGCGCATGCAACAAGGGTTAGCAAGAAGACAGGGCAGAGCAGACTTTTTTGGCAACTTGCTAGGTGGATTAGGTAAAATAGACGATGAAACTGGAATACTTACAAACTGGATTAACAAGAGAAGATAATGGCTAGAAATCCTTTTGAGATACGCGGTTTAGATAAAAACCCATTAGATGAATTATTAGCTCTCAACAGAGCGAGAAGAGCACAAGAAGTAAAAAACAGAGAAGCTCAGCGACAACGCGATGAACAAATTGTCCTCAATAAAAGACCAAGCCCAACTCCTGAAGAAATAAAAGAAACTAGAGGTGGGTTTTTTGGGATAGGTGGAGAGAAGGTAGGCACAGGCAGATATCAATTAGATGGGGAAGAGATAAGCGCTGATGAATACAATCAAATACAATTAAGAAACAAAATCATTAACGATGCTACAGCTAGGCTTAGAGGAGGGCAAACCGCTCAAAACGCTCAACCACAACCTAAGCAACCAAGTGTTAAGCAGGGTCGCATGGGGCTATCTGATCGCGTCAAGCTATTGCCTGACCAATTAAGAACTTCACTTAGTTCATTTATGAGTGGTAACAGGGGCGGTATGGTTGTTGGTCAACCTAACACACCAATGTCGCTAGATCAATCAGCTACTAAATTGCAACGTGACGCAGAAGCAATGAGCTCAGGCAAGCTACCTGTACAAAGAGACAAAAGGCTCGACAAGCAGACTGATAAAACAATTAGACAGTATAAAAGAAAAGAAGCGATTGACAAAGTAAAAGAAGAGGGAAGTCGGCTAAAAGAAGCTACTAAGCAAAAGCTTGGCAAGTCAAGAGACCGCATAAAGCAGGCAATTGAAAATGAAAAGCCGTATTTCAATGCCTTAGTCAGAGCTACTCCATCATTTAATGATGTTATGTCAAGAATAAAAGAAGGAGCTTTAGAAAAATTTTCACAGTTCAAAGCTAGAGGTTTGCAAGATGTTTTACCTCAGGCTAGAGTTGTACAAAAAGGGCAACCCACTGCGAGAAATTTAACTGCCAATGAAAGAGCTTTTATGGATATATATGAAAAGGGCATGGACAGACTAAAAAAGAAAAAACTGAAAAAGGGGGGATCAGTTAAAGGTTCGGTTAGTTTTCCATTACCATACAATAGAAAATAATGTCAACCATATCTAAGCCTAAAAAAGATTATAATTTTATATATGACGCTGTAAATTTATTTGAGCAAGGAGATAGAGCGTTTAAACACAACCAATTTGGCGCTCACGTATGGACTCCTGAACTACAAGAACAATTTGGTGCTAGACGTGGCGAACCACTTCCTGACAACCCTAGACTGTTTACTGCATATTACGATACACCTGAGATCGGTAGCGAAGCATCTAAATATATCATTGATAAAATTTGGGAAAAAAACGGTGGTAATGAATTAGGCTTTGCTACACAATACACAGGGCTTCCTGAAAATCATCCTACTGTTATAAACTATGCTGGAGAGATACGCAGAAGAAAGACACAAAAAGATAAAGAAAATGCAAAACGCAGAGCTCTAAATGTTTTAGATATAGAAAAAAACAAAGCAGAGCTAGTAGAAGAATTCCCTGAGTATGAATCAAAAATAAGCCAGTCTTTAAAAGATGGAAAGATGAGCTTGCAAGACCTCAAGACATCCTTTAAAAAATCTCGTATGGGTGTTAAATATGGGGTCACTACCAACCAAGAGCAGGACACTGCTGTAAGAGATAATTTAACAGCAGGCTTTAAGGATGTTGCATCAGACTTTGCTAAAATGGCTGATTATGTATTATCTAGCGATGATTTTATAGAAAGACTACCAGCCACAGATGCAACCAAGTCTATGCTAAGAGGTAGCGATAAAAGTGTGGGCAGTATGGTTTCTCCTATCCTCAAAAAGTTTGCTGGGCAAATGGATGCTGAAGTTGCAAAAATGGATAAAGAGTATGCAAGAGACCTAAACAAAGAATTTGAGTTTAGCGATTTAGGCGATCCTAATTTTTATAAAACAAAAATTGCTAGAACACTGCCAGCAACGTTATCACTAATGGCTCCAGCTATGGGTGTCGCTAGAACAGTTGGCGGATTAAAAGGAATTGTAGCTGGTGTAATGGCAAGCAGACCATTAGAAAGTGGCATGGAAGCTTTAGGTTTGTACGAAAGCTTAATAGAGCAAGGTGTTGATCAAGACACTGCTAGTGATGAAGCATCGCAATTATTTAATAAAAACATGGCATTATCTGTATCTGATGGTGCGCAACTAGGGTTAGCGCTAACAGGTGTACCTACTGGAATGCGCAATGCTTTAGGTAGGTATGTGTCAACAATTGGCGGTGTTGGTTTAGGTGCATTTACAGAAGGCGCTGAAGAGGTAGTGCAAAACTTTTTTATAGAGCAAGGACAGGCATCAGCCTTAGGTAATCCTGAACCTGAAATAATGGATGCACTAGCCTTGTCTACTCCCCAGCAAAAAGAAGCTTTTGCAATAGGCGCATTAATGGGAGCAGGTTTTAATGTAGCAGGTCAAACATTGACCAAGCAACAGGTAGACAATATTATACAAGAAGAGCAAGAAAAGTACATAAGTCTTCAACAGGCAAAAGAATTAGAAGACATTGCTCCAATAACAGTAGAACAAGAATTTTTCCAAGATCGTGTAAACAACCTAAAGAAGCATGGAGATGCCATAGACATAGGTTTTGTGGATTCTGAGGTCAGACAAGTATTTACCGCAGATCAATTACTTGAGTATGGATATTTTAACTTAGAAGAATTTCAACAAGCAAAACTAAAAGAAGGAGATGAAGGATATGTCAACGATGGACAAGATCGATATGAACTCGCAATCCCAGCAACTAACTACCAAACAGGGGATAGCGATGCCCAAAGGGTCTTACTCAGCCGTTCAGCCACTACAGCAGATTTCCTTGAAGATACAGCAGAAGCTGTCCTCCGAAGACTACAATCAACTAATCCGCAACTTGCGAATGATATCTTCGGATGGGTAGATGCAGTTGAAAGAGTTGCCGAAGAACTAGACGTGCAACTACCGTATGGAGGGGCAGAGCTTTTTAGTAAATCTTTTGTCTACAATAGCTTAGGCTATGCAGATCAAGGGGCTCTCCCTGACTTTACGGTTATGCCTGATGCTTTGCAGGATGCATTTGTGCAAGAATTAGAATTAAATGATGGAAGCAATCTGCTAGACAGCATGACTATCTTAGGGCAACAAGCAGAGCCAACACAAGCTGTTGACTACACACCAATCGAAATTGATACACAATCTCCAAACGAAATGTTTGCACTAGGCGAAAGAGGGCAAGGCGGTATCTTTGTTATGGGGGGAGATGCTATTGCTAGAGATGCCAAAGGTAGACGATCAATAGAAGGGATTCGATACCCTGAGAAGTTTAGCGGTTGGCAACTTAGCGAAGCTGGTGCCACAGCTTTACAAAATTATGCAGAAGCAGGTAACAACGTCATAGCTATTTATCAATACAAAAAACCGAGTTCGAGCGAATCTAATCCAAGATTTAAAGAAGTGTATGAGCGCGAGAAAAAGAAAAACGCTCGTAGAGTAAAGAAAAATCGTAAAACTTTAATTCAGTTACGAAAAGAAGTTGAACGCATGGTTTCTGAGCCTGATATAAATTTAAATAGAGGTAAAATACTTTATGTTGCTGAGTTCGATAAGGTTTTAAGGGGTGATGAAAGAACAGAAAAACATAGCACCTATCCAGCGCAAATAGTTTTTAAAAATGTTAAAGAATTGCCTAGACCACTAGATATACAAGACTTAACCGATTCCATAGACCCTACTGTTTCAAATAACGCTAGAACATTTATTAGTTCTAGAGATTTGCGCGCAACCAGTTCTAATTTGTATTTACTGCCTTCTGAGTCTCCAATGGTACAGGAAATAAGAAATTTTGCTGAAGGAGAACAGTCAATATTAGATCAACAGCAAGAGCCTAGCAGGGTAATGTCAAGCTTTAGAATAGAAGGAGAACAAGACGTTCAAGGGGTATTCGACTCTATTAACTCTGAAAGAGAATTAGCTTACATGGGAACCATGTCTGACATAGCTAAAGATTTAAATTTGCAAGGCAGACCTGCTCAAGCTGGGGCTGTTACAAATGAATACGGCAAAGAAAATGGCATGGTCTTTACTATTGAAAACCCTAACATTAATGCTTTGGATTTATATATAGCATATGCAGGTTTGCTAGGTAATCAGTATAGTATTTTACATTTTAATCCTAACACAGGAAACGACAGCATACATATTAATGATGAAAGTTTTGAAGACATCAGTCAAGTACGTGAGCTTTCTGAAATGTACGCCAGTAAAGACATAGACCATACAGTAGAAATTAGAGGTTCACAAGCACAATTTATATTCATTGACCCTAATAGTGAAAACATTGTAACTTTAAAAGACAAAGGAGTTATTGATGACAATACAAGAACGATTAAAGGCAGTATCGAGTTTAGAGAAAGCCAAGATAGTAAGTTTCAGGACGCATCCACACCTGAGAAAGAGCGTCGGAAACTCGCTAGAGACTACTGGCAGTCAGAAATTGACAGGCTCCAAGAAGCAGGATACACCTCAGAAGCAGGAGAATCCGCATCTAGTGATCGCAAGCTTAAATCAAGGCTAGCAAAAGGTCAATCAGGATTTAGCGTCAGGGTATCAGACACTGATGCATCAGAATTTTTTAATCAAAAAATATCTCGCAAACAAAAGCGCAGAATAAGAAGAGCTCAACGAGAAAGCAACCCTAGACAACTTAGGGATTATTATCGTACGTGGAGCTCTCAAATGCGCAGGGCTTTTGACAAACTTATGAACCCTATTGTCAAGCTCCAAAAACGTGAGCTCGATATAAAGCGCGAGTATATGCAAGAAGCTAAGCCTTTTTTAAAAGTGTTGTCTACTGCGTTTAAACGTAGTAACAGAAAATTAAAGCCTAACAAAGAGATGCAAAGCGCTTATGCAAATTTGTCACTTGCTTTGAAGAATGGTAACGAAACAGATATTGTTGACATATTAACTAATGTAGAGTTTTTCAAAAGGCGAAATGCGTTAAACAAATGGAATCAGTTTAGACGCGCTCACGAAAAACTGCATAAAAAAGCATTCAAATCAGGCTTAAAATTAAAGTATATAGATACCCACTTTCCTAGAGTGATGGTAAATCATTCTGCTTACCTCGATGATACATTCGGCATATTGCCTGATCAGCAAAGAAGTAGACTGCAAGAGATATTAGATAAGACTGCTGAAGAAGAAGGCAGACCTTTAATTGATGAAGAAAAAGCTGAGATAGCTAACAGATACATGAAAGACATGAAGGGTGTAACTAACTCACAAAAATCATACAATTTAAAAAGCAGAAAAATTGAAACCCTAAGACCTGAGCAACTAAAGTATTACGCGCATCCACACGAAGCAATGGGTATGTACATTAACAGTATGGCAGGCATTATAGCTCAAAGTGAATTTATGGGTAGAAGTAAAGACATATATAAAATACGATTAACCGATAAGACTGTTAGGGTGGCTGGAAGATACGTTAGGCAGTACGGTATTTTTGATCAAAGAATAAAAGAATTTGTTAGGGGCGAGAATGGCGAGGTTATTACAAGGGGCTCTAAAGATAACCCTCAGCTTATAAAAGAAATGGAAGCTCGCATAGAGCAGGACGATTATGAAATGGGCGATTTAACAGACATGCCAATAGAAGACCAAATTGGTATGATGATGATTAGATTAGAGAACGAAGCTGGTGTTATACCGCGTGGTAAAGAAGAGCGCGTTAGAAACCTTTTAAAAAATTACTTTGAAATGAGACAGTCAGGACAGGCAGTTTATTACATTAAAAACATTGGTTACATGACTAGCATGGGTTCTCCTTCTAGTGCAATAACACAGTTAGCTGATTTAGGTGGCGCATATTACAGAAGTGTTGAAGGAGACTATGCTAACCCTATGAACGTTGCAAGGTTTTTCAAAGCTTTTACAAAAGCATTAACAAATAAATCTACTATAGATTTGCAAAAGCTAGGGGTTGATGACACCTTATTGCAAGAGCTTACAGGTCAAGGCTCTGCACTAAATAAACTATTCAAACTTACTGGTCTTAGGTTTATGGATCGAGTAGGTAAAGAAACATATGTTAATAGTGTTATATCTAGATATCAAAAACAAGCCAAGACTTTTTTAAAAAATAGACAAACTAAAAACGATGCAAAATTTCAAGCACGACTAGAGGATAAATTTGAACAGGCTGAGCTACCACAAGTAATTAAGGATTTAGCTGATGGCAAGAATACACAATTAGTGCAATTGTTAGCATATAGCGAATTACTTGATGTACAGCCTGTAGCAAAATCTGAGGTTCCTGTAAGGTATTTAGATATGCCAAACGGTCGCGTATTTTATATGTTGAAAACATTTATGCTTAAAAGAATTGACTTCTTCGGCAAAGAAAGACAAATAGTGTTTAAACAGGCTAAGGTACTAGAGCGTCAGGGAAAGATAAAAGAAGCTAAACAACTTCGCATGTCGCGAGGATATGCACCAGTTATACAGCTTGCTATTATTTTAACATTAGCTGAAGCAGGGGCTGATACAATTAAGGACGTTATGTTTGGCAGAAAAACTACTTTAAGTGATTTGGTTATTTCTAATATACTAAAACTCATTCTTATAAGCAGGTACACGTTTTATAATTTTGCGCACGATCCGCTATATGGATTATTTAAAGCCATTGCTCCACCTTCAGATGTAGTTACAGACCCTATGAGAGATATTGTTTATTTTGGCAGGCAGGTCGTTAAAAATCGTGGAGACTTCGAAAAGGCTATAGACAAGGCAAATGAAAGAGGTTATAGGACTCCTAAGAATATACCATGGATAGGGAAGTTTTTGCACTGGAGAAAAACTAATTGGCTGTCGGATGATCCTGATCGCCAGCTTGGATATGGTCAAAAACAGATAAAGAAAAGAGAAAAAAAGAAGAAGAAATCGCGAAGCACAAATAGACGATTCTAATAGTTTAAACATAGTAAAAGTGAAATATTCATAACATTATGGCAGGTTTAACAGGTAAAACTCCAGCTACTACTTTTAAAGATTTGTTGACTGTGCATTCAGAAAGTGAATCTAATCAAGGCTTAGAAGCAACAGTAAAGCCCATAGAAGATGGAGATGGGCTTCAATCTGCTTTGCAAATAAGTACAGTAGACGTTAATGTGAATGGGCATGGCTCTAGCACAGGTCTTTTATTAAATGGGGTTAGGGTTACTACTGATGCGTCAGAGTTAAACAACCTGTCAGGTAGAAACTTTGGGGATAGCAGTGATGTAGTCACGTTAAACGCTACGCAGAGTTTAAACAATAAAACAGTTGATGGGGGTACATTTACATAATGGCATCAAACACTTTACAAATTAAAAGAAATTCAGCCTATGATAGCTCAAGCAATCCTTCGTCACTGGCATATGGAGAACTAGCTTGGGCAAATAACAATAATAAAATTTTTGTTGGTAAACAAACTAACAGTGGGGGAACAACCACACCATTCCACTTAGGAACTACTAGCGACATTACTGGTGGAGACGGTATTACTGCTACACTTGGATCAGGCAATGGAGATAATACACTTACACTGAGCGTTACATCTAGCATTGCTGGAGACGGTCTAGCCTATAGCAGTGGTGTAGTTTCTATTAATGTAGATGATAGTTCAATAGAAACTAATAGTGATTCAATAAGAGTCAAGGCATCAGGTATTACCAACGCCATGTTAGCAGGGTCTATTGCTAACGCTAAACTAGCCAACTCAACATTTGCAGTTACTGATGGTAGCACATCAAGCAATATATCCTTAGGAAACACCTTAACATTTGCAGGTGTAGCTAACGAAACTGATGTAAACGTTTCAGGCGGTACAGTTACATATGGCATTGTGTCTAACCCAACATTGACTGGTAATGTTACTATCTCAGGTAATTTAGAAGTACAAGGAACAACAACTACAGTTGACTCTACAGTAGTTACAATAGATGATCCAGTTTTCACATTAGGTGGAGATACAGCACCATCCTCAGATGATAACAAAGATAGGGGTATAGAGTTTAGATATTACAATGGCTCCGCTAAAGTAGGATTTTTTGGTATGGATGATACAGACCAAGTGTTCAGATTTATTCCTGATGCTACAAACACATCTGAAGTATTTTCAGGCTCTGTAGGTAACGCAGAGTTCGCATCAATTAAAGCAACAGCTATTACTGACGCTACAATTGAGTGCGGTACTTTCTAAATGGCTAGTAATAAGCTACAGCTAAAGAAAAGTAGTTCTGCTGGAGCTACCCCTCCAGTAAGTGGCGGTTCAACATTGCTTGCAGGAGAGGTCGCCATTAATACAGCAGATAGAAAATTGTATTTTAAGGACTCTTCAGGCAATCTTAAATATTTTGTAGAGTCTGAAGAAGCAAAACAAACAGCTATTGACGAAAGCATAGCTCTAGCAATAGGACTTGGATAGTGGCAAATACATTTAAATTAAAAACAAAAGCAAACCTCACAACATCACTAGCTACTGTATACACCTCTCCTTCAGCGACTAGCACAGTTGTACTAGGTATTGCACTAGCTAATACTTCTGCTAACAGTGTTACTGCTGATATACAAATTATATCAGATACATCTGACACTGAAACCAATGCAAATGTTTATCTAGGTAAAAACTTACCAATACCATCAGGAGGTACACTTGAGATCATGCAGGGCAATAAATTAGTTTTACAAGCTACTGACGCTATAAAAGCTAAAGCATCAACTGGCTCTGCTGTAGACATTAGTCTATCTATAATGGAGATAACCTAATGGGTTACTTAGGTAATGAACCTGCTGACGTAGCAGTAACCGTAGGTCAAGGTGTTATAGATGCATCTCATATACAAGACTCTTCAATCACTACTGCTGACTTAGGTAATGATGCAGTAACTCCTAATAAATTAGACGATGACGGAACTGGTTTTCAAATGGGAAGTCTTGGTCTTAATAGTTCTGTAATAGGCTCAGATAAATTTACTTTAGGAGGAAACGCCACATTAAAGGGAGATGGTTCTGACCAAACTTTAAAATGGCACAATGGTTCAGCTTATGTAAATGCAAAGTTAGATGTAAGGCAATTAGCAATATCATTTAGTGGTACAGATAAAGTTACGTCAGATACTAGCGGTAATTTTAATTTTTCAAGTAATATAACAATAAATAAAGGTGGTGCTTTATTTAACTTACAAGAACCAAGTGGTTCTCAAGCATATCTTTATAGTGGTGGTTCTTTTACAGCTTTTAGAACAACGTCAAACCATCCAATACATATAACTGCTAATTATAGTAGTTCTGATAAAGCAACTTTTGGAACTGATGGTTCTTTGACCTTAACAGGTGCAGTTACAGCTACTGGTAGTGACTATATGATTAAATCAGTTAGCACAAGCACTACAAATGGTGATGCAATTAGAATAAGTGCAGAATCAGGAGTTGCACAGGGTAAGATAGAACTAGATTGGTTTAATGATAGTTCTCAAACAGGTGGTGGTTATGGAATGATCCAAGTTGGGAAAACATCTAATTCTCCTGAATTAAGAATAGGTGCATCAGCAGTTAGAATAGGTAGTCAACAAGGTAGCCATGAATTAAAAGTTAATCGTTCTAGAATGAGACATATAGATGGAGTAGCTGATGCTAATGCT